TTGGTTTATTTATTTCTAAAAAGTTAAAATTTGAATTTGAAAGTAAGGATTGAAAATCTAAATAGAGAAATAAAAAAATAAAAATGTAGAAATAGGAACTTAAATATTTATGAGTAATGTAAGTCCTGGAGTTTATTCTAAAATTATAGATTTAAGCTCATATATTCAAGCAGTGCCATCTACTATAGGTATGATTTGTGCGCTGACTGAGAAAGGAAGAGATAATCAGCTTCTTTTTTTAGGTGGAAGAAGTGAATTAATTAGTGAGTGGGGAGAACCCAATATAACTACATATGGGAAAAATTATGGGCAAGGATTATATAATGCTTATAATTTCTTAGGTGAATCAGGTGCATTATATTTTATGAGATGTTTGCCTGATGATGCAACATATTCTGATTTAATGATAAATATTGGTTTAGCACCAGCTGATGCAACTGCAAGTATAACTTTATCATATGTAGATTCATTGAACTCATATGCTGAAATTAAAACTTCAATGACTTCAGTTGGAACTACATATCCATTATGTATACTTTATCCAATTGGAAGAGGTGAATATTATAATGGAATTTCTGTAAGAATTACTGCTCACTCGAATCCAATGTTAGATGATGTTTTTGTATTAGATATTTATGAAAAACAGTCTGATGGAGATGATGTTATTGTAGAATCATTCAATGTTTCTTTTGATCCATATGCTGTAGATACATCTGGTGATTCTATTTTCATTGAGTATATTCTTGCAACATATTCTCAAATTTTAAGAGCCAATATGGTAAAATCCAACGGAGATTATTCTGATGGATATTCATATAATGCTAAAATTTATGATAAAAATATTGGGACTGTTTCAATTGATTTAACTGCAGGAACTGCTGAAATTGAAGATAATAAACAAGATTTTTCTGATTGGGAAACTTCGCCTGAAGCAGGAAATGCAACTTATATGATTGAAGCAAAAGATCAAAGGGGAAATAAATTATATGGTTGGTTAGGTGCTGCAACTGGAACAGATAATGTATCTATTAATGTTTGGAATGGAAGGAATTTAACCACTTCAACAAGAGGTTGGGTAGGTACAACTGCTTCATTTGATGATTCTGGAGATATTACTTATAGAATCAAAAAGACAATGACAAGTGTTGCAACTGCATTTGTATCCTCAACTCCAGTTCCTCTTAAAAAAGGAAGTGATGGAACATTAAAAAATGCAGATGGAAGTTTTAATACAACTGTAGGAAAGTCTACTCTCTCAGCTGGATATGCAGGAACCCTAACAAATCCAGTAACTGGTGATTATGAAGATAGTGTATTAGATACTGAAAATGTATATTTTAGCATGGTTTTCGATTGTGGTTATCCAACTGATGTTAAAACACAAATAAGTACTCTAGTACAAACTCGAAGAGATTGTGTAGCAATTCTTGATAATGGTGATAACTCGTCATATACAAATTCAATTGCTTCAAGAACAAATACTCATACATTTAATAATTATTATTGTGCTTTATATGAGGAGTATAATAAAGTATATGATACCTTTACAGGTCAGGATATTTGGGTATCACCTGTATATCATATGAGTTATATTCTTCCTAGAAATGATAGTGTTGCAGAACTTTGGTATGCTGCAGCAGGATTCAATAGAGCTGCAATTGACTCAATTAAAGAACTTAGATTCAACCCAAAATTAGGTCAAAGAGATCAAATGTATCTTAAGCAGTTGAATCCTATAGTTAAATTCTCTCAAGGATATGTTGTTTGGGGACAGTTAACTACTCAAGCAAAAGCAAGTGCTTTACAAGATCTTAATATTGTTAGATTGGTTCTTTATATTAAGAGAAGTCTTGAGACAAGTCTTAGATTCTTTATTTTTGAGCAGAATGATTCAGTTACATGGAATAAGATTTCAACTGAAATTACAAATTTCCTTGAAGTAATTAAAAAGAAGCGTGGATTATATTCATATAGTGTAGAAGTTGGGGCAACTGATTATGAAAAGAAAACTAAGACTGCACATTGTAACATTACCCTGAATCCCACTCGTGTACTTGAGAAAATCGAACTTAACTTCTTTATTGTATAAAAAATAAAAACATAAATTAAAATAACTCCTCTAATTATAATAAATTAGAGGAGTTATTTTTTCGTTATAATCATATTTATTGAAAATTTTAATGTTCACTTTCTGTTAAGATTATTAAATCTGTCCAAAATCCTTGTATTTGATTATGACAATAATCCATAGCAGATGTTAATTCAGAACCTGAAATTCCATGGTTATCTCCGATTGATGCTTCTAAAACTAAATTCATTTTGTCAACATTAATTGCTCTCTCAATTGTTGAAATATTTCTGATTGTCTCATGAATTATTGAGTTATATAAGTCAATAAGTCCTTTAGATCTATTTTCTTTTATAAGGTCTTCTTTGATTTCTTCTAAATCTTTTAATATATTTATTTGTTTTTGTAAATATTCATTAATTGTTATACACTTCAATTTTCTTCTATTTTCTTTTAATAAATCAACTATATCTAATGCTGAAAAAATCTTAGGATCTTTATCATAAAAATTATAAAAATTTAAGACACATTCTTTATTTAATAGTGCCTTATATAATTCACCTTTATCTTTTCCCCTGAATATAAAAATAAATGATGAACTTGATGAATTTGTTATATGGTCATGTTTTATTTTCAATGTGTATCCTCCACTTTTAAAAATATTTTTTTAAATCCAAACTTATTTTTAAATTTTGAGTCTATTGTGTCCATTAAAATAAGATATATAATCCATTTTGGAGTATCATCAATTAACCAATTTAGCATAAAAATTTCTTGTTCAATATAAAATAAATTTGTAAATGATTCATCAGGTTTTATATTAAATTTTCCGATTATTTTTTTAGTTATTTCATCATCAGTTTCTTTAACTAAGTAAATATCATCACTACAATTTTTAACCATATATTCTTCAAAATCAGATCCCTCACCTTTTTTTATTTTTTGCTTAGCTTGTAAAAATCTTTTTCTTAACATTCTTTTTTGTTTTTTATAATCTTTAACTTTTTCTTTAAATAAAAATTTATGTTCTTCTATAAAATAATTAATATATGAGTTCCATTCTTCAATAAAATTTTCAAGATTGCTATTTTTAAATTTTATTGATAAAATAAAACTTGCTGATGAACTATTTGTTATATGGTCGGTTTTAATTTTCATTTTATTTCCTTTTTTTATATAATATGGTAAAATGATGTGATTAAAATTGTAAGATGAATTGCTTGATCTAATCCTATTAAAACAAAAAACCAGTGTCTTTTATTTTCTTTCCATAATTTTGATGTTCCTTTTGATGTAATCCAATCTATTATAAAATGTGCAACAATATTGAAAACTATAAATTTGATTCCAAAAATAAAAAACAGAGCTAAAAATGGTAATCCATAACACAGTGAGTGAATAGATAACCATAAATTATCACTACTTTTATTTATAGCCATTCTATCTGATTGTAAGACAAAATCAGCAATGAAATGAACCCATATAATTAGTAAAATATAATATATCATTTTAAATCTCCATTTTATTCAAGTTTAAAAATTTGGCGGAAGGTAGAGGATTCGAACCTCTGGAACTTTCGCTCAACGGTTTTCAAGACCGCCTCCTTAAACCACTCGGACAACCTTCCGTCTTATTATAATTTTAACTGCTTGCAGATTTTTCCATCCAATACTCATCTATTTTTATTTTAAGATTATGATTTAAAATATAAATACCTTCAAATGCCATACCTGGTTCAGAGTAAATCAACTCAAAAGTTATAGACATATATTTTTTAGACAATTCGTCAATAATTGGAAATGGAGGACTCCAAGGAGTTAAAAAGTTTACAGTAAAAGGATCATATGAAACTATTTTAAATTCACTCACATTCCATTTACAACCCCAATTTTTTAGTCTCCATTGATGTTGTTCTTCACTCATAAAATAATCTTTTTGATAAATATCCGGCTCTGGTATAATTTTATTAAAATCAATATTAAAATTATTATTGACAGTAAAATCCAAAATAAATTTATCAAGCCTATCATAATCAAAATCATTAACAATTAATGTATTTTTACACCAATTTGGCATATTATATATTTCTCCTTTTTATATTAATTTTTTATTTCAAAATCCAAAAGGACATTGTTTTGGATTTTCAATTAATTTATTTCTAAAATCTTTAAAAATATTTGAATTATTCCAAGCATCAATTATAGGAGTATTATTTATATCTACCCCATAAATATTATGATCGCCAAATGAACATGGTATTAATTTTAGATCTGATGATATATAAACAGATGCTCTTGCACCTTCACATGTATCAAGAACTACTTTTTCATAATCTGACAAATCTCTTATTTTTGAAATTTCACATACTAGACATGAATCACACCCTATTTTAAAATTACACTTTGAATTATTAATTTTTAAAGAGAATAAACTTATTTGTTCAGGTGTTAGAATCCAATCAGTTAAATTTTTTCCATTTCCTTGTGGTTTGAATTTAAGAAATATAATTGCATTTAATTTATTAAGATCAACTTTATTATTCCAAATATCTTTTCCATTAATAATATCAATTGCATCATCGAATGATTTTTGAGATAATACATAATGAATATTTGTTTTTACATCTGAATCCATCAATCTTTTTATTGCATCGAATGTAAATTCTTCATTATACATTGATACTGCACATGCCCCGCATAATTCTTTTGTTAAATCAATTTGATATTGTGTTAAATTTCTTCCAGATGTTGTATAATTTGGAGTTATGTTGTTTTCAATGCAATATTCAAGAATCTCTTTAAAATTTTCATGTTCATTTGGAGATCCTTTTCCTCCCAAAGCAATTTGTGTTGTATATTTTTTAGATTCATCAACAATTCTTTTAAAATCATCCAATTTCATATTTGGTTCATTTCTATTTCCTTGATAACAAAATTCACAATTGTGGCTACAATGACCCATTATTCCAATATCCATTAAACTTGGATAATCTAAAATAAATGGATCATCATATCCATTAATTCCTGTTAAAAGTTCCATTCCAGTTTTTCTATTGTAAAGAATTGCATATTTATCTGTTTTAACAACCTTAGTTACTTCTATGACTTTATTCATTTGTATTTTGATTTCCCTCCATTTTAAATATCCTTTCTCATTTTTTTCTTAAGTGCTTTTTTACAATCTTTTTGATTAAGACATACTAGTTGATTTCCATGATGAATGAAACCTTCAACATTTAAAATTGTATGTGGATATTTCCTTCCACATATTTCGCATTCTTTATCAATATATGGTTTCATCTTACTTAGTTCTCTATTTTCGCTACTCATTTTCCTTTCCTCATTTAAAAAATTTTTAAAGTTGGGCTCACTGGGAAAGACTCGAACTTTCATGATGGGATCCAAAGTCCCATATCCTACCAATTAGATGACCAGTGAACACTCAAATTATAAAAACAGGTGATTTTGTAATGCCTTAAATTTAGTCTTGCCTTTACTACAATTTTTGAAGAATTTATTCCATAAATTCTATTTTTTATTAAATCTCATAATTTAAGTTTGATAAATTGTCAAAGAACATAACATTACAAAAACATTATTTATAAATGTGCCCGCAAATATAAATAATCTTTACCAGTTTTTATTCTTCTTTATATGGAACTCGTCCTTTTTCTTCTAAGATTTTTATAAATTTATTCTCATCTTCTTTTGATAATCCATTATTATATATTTCTTCTGGAAGTCCACAAAAATCATCATGTATATTATATTTGTAGCCAAGTTTTTTATACCAACAAGAACATGATATTAATTGTCCTAAACAAAATGGACATCTTTCATGATCACAACCTATTATATGTAATTCTCCTTCTTCAGCATGACAGTCTGGGCATCTTTTTATTTTTGGAATATTCAACCATTTAATTTTTTCTTCTACTTCAGGATTATCACAAAATTCAACTGGGGAACTAAAAATAGATCTTTCTGTAACAATCAATCTTCCAATTCTATTTAAAAATTTTTCATCTGTTACTTTTTTTACTATTAAATAGTATTTAAAAGGATCATCTCTTGTTCCTATGAAAGATTCTTCAAAATCAATTATTTCACCCAAAATATATTTTTTATCCTTATTTCTATAACCATATGATGATATAATCAATCTAGAACCAATTTTATACTTTGGAACTTCTGCTTTTTTTCCTTTTTTTCGATTGTTTTTTCTTTGAATATAATCTTCAAGAGCCTTTTGCCTAACATCGCTAAATTTATGATCATGATCAATAATAATATTTAAATCTCTATCTGTTGTTGGTGCTTGCTGTGAACTCATATAATTTCATTTTCCTTTGCATCTTTAATTATAGACTCAAAGAATAAAATTCTGTTTTTCTTTACCTCTATTTCTGATTTTAATTCTTCAATTTTTTCTTGTAACCACTTTTTTGGTGGCATTTTAATTACAACAACTTCACATGTTATATGATTATCTAGATATGCATAATCGTTTAAAATTTTTATTTTAAAACTGTTTATTCCTTCTTTTGAGTCATCATCATTTATAGAATAATGCCAATCTAATGGTCCGCATGCAAAAATCATTCTGTATTTTATAAATTTCATAATTCTTCAACCTTGATTTCCAAATTTGATTCCAACCACATTGCTACAAGCTTTCTGTGACAAAATTTTCCAGGTTTTTCATAACATAATAAAATTGCATCATCTCCTAAATCTTTTATAACTCTTTTAGGATCTAACATAAACAATAAATCCATGTATTTTATAGTATACTGAAGACTAGTTATTTTATTTGATTTGTAATCTTCTACCCATTTTCTTTCAGGAAATAATGGTGGATATAATTTTATCGTCAAATGATCAATTTTTGGAGTTAATGATGCAATTGAAATTAAATTCATATCTGGTTTTAATAATTCTGAAAAGAAATAAGAAGTTTTCACTTTAAATGCCTCTTAACTATATTTATACACATTTCATCAATTTTTTGTTTATTTGCTGAATGTGGTAATAATGTTTTTTCATATAACTCATTAAATTTTAATTCATATGATTCTAATAAATATGATAATTCTTCATATTTATATAAGCCATTCCTTATGTCCAATAAAAATTTTGCATCTGGTCTTGGAAATGTTATAAACCCTGTTTTTAGTAATTCTTCTGCTTCTGTAATTAGACGTATAAGATGACTTCCATGTTTTGTATCAAATTGATATTTTTCCTCTAATTTGGCTCTTTCAGGATTTCTATTTTTCTTCCAATTTTGATATTGATTGTAATGTCTTTCTGCTTCAGCATATGCATTTTCTTTTTGAAGAATTTCAATAAAACTATCTGATATAGGAACTATTTCTTTCACAGCATTTTTATCAATATTCTGAAATTGTTTACATAATGCTTTAAAATCATATGTCTCATTTAATTTATCAATTTCATCTTTCAATGGATGAAATTCTTTTAATTTTTCTAATTTTAAGGATAGTAAAACATTAAATGCTCCTATTTGATCTTTTGTCAAATCAGATTTATGTTCTGATAATCCAAAATCTTTTCTCATAGGTCTTTTTTTTGGGTGGATTCATTAACCAATTTCTGTGTAATTTTATTCTATTGAATTGTGAATGAGCATATCCAGAGAAAGTATATTTTGCTTTTTTAGAAATAAAATATTCTCTGTTTTTTATGATCAATCTCCAATCAACAGAATTTTCCATCCATTTATTTTCAGGTACAAATAACAGTTCAATAATATTTGGATTATTTTCACATGCTAATTGTAAAAATTTTCTTAACTCAAAATAAGTTATATCATTTTTTGTATCTTGATATTGTTCTACTCGATGTAAAAATCCTAAGAAGTATTTTTCATCAGGAATAAAAACACCCCTTTCATCAATGTCTGAATCAGAGGTATTTGTTCCATATAAATGACTTCCTGCAATACATCTGAATATCATTTTAAAAGTTTTTGGGATATCTATCATTAATCCGGCCTTATATTGTAAGTTTTTAATTCTCCACAATTTTTACATTTTAAAACATAAATGTATTCAACAATATATTTATCCACAGAATTGGAATTTTTAATTGAATAGTTTTTAAATTCTGTAAATACATGAGCACATTCTACAACTCTAACTTTTCCACATTTTAAACATACTTGAAATCTATTCTCTGGAACATCATATTTATGAAAACAAAACATATTATTTTTCCCACCACATTATCAATCCGGATGATGAAATTAAAAGAACTACGAATGTCAAAATAATTGATGCCAAACATCCTTTTAAAGATGTTTGGAAATGAGTTGATAAAATTTTAAAAAAAGAACCCAAAAACACAAATCACATTTGTAAAAATCATACAAAAAATTATGATTGGTTTTAAATAATTTTTATCCACCATCACATATTTCCTCCACAATTTCAAGATTTTCAAATTCTAACATAGACATAAAAAATGGAAATAATCTTCCATTTCCATTTTTATATTGTTCAGGAGTCATTAAAAACATTCCTACCTTACTGTCTCCACAAATCCATGCGTGATTTAAACAATAAATTGTTCCTTCAATTTTAACTTTTATTCCATTTAAAATAGTTAACTCAGATAAATTTTTTATTTTCATTTATTAATCCTCAAAAACAACAAGTGCTTGATCTTTAGATTTAAATTTATATACAGAATCTTTATATGTCCATTTACTGTATTTTTGAATATTTTTCATCTTTTAAAAACTAAAACGATTTATTGAAGTTACAATATAAAAATCTCCACGTCTGTATTTTTAATCAAATGAAGAACATTTTTTAAAAGATATTTTTCTTCCTTTCATCTATGATTTTCCTTTTCATCCATGGTTTTTCATCACTACAATCTTTAAGATTATGAATTGGTTTAATTCTATCAAGAATTTTACATGTTGGCTCAATAGCTTTTTCTATAATTGAAGAATCTTTATAAGCCATTGGAGATTCATCAATCGTTCCATAATTAATTGATGTAGAAAAAATATTTTCCATTTCCATTTTAAATTCCTCAATATTTAAAACTTCTTTAGCTTTACTTCTTGATAAAACTCTACCAGCTCCATGTGGGGCTGAATAATTCCATTCTGAATTAGATTTTCCTTCACATATCAAAATTCCATCCCTCATATTAAAAGGAATAATAATTTTTTCTCCAATATAGGATCTAATAGCTCCCTTTCTAATTATATTATCTTTGAAATCAATATAGTTATGAACTGTTTCAATTGATTCTTCTACAGATGGATTATTTAGAATATTTAAAATTTCACTCATTATTAATAATCTATTTACCTGAGCATATTCATAACAATATTTCATATCTTCAATATAACCATCTTTATTTTTTCCTTCTAGATAATCTAATTCAGATGGAATTAATTTTTTTACTTCTTCCTTATATTTTTTAATTCTTATTTCCCATTCATTCTTAGAATATAATTCTTTTATTTCTTTTAATACTTCCTTAGGATCTTTATAATCTTTTTTACATGCTATTTCTTGCCAATATTCACAAACCTTTTTTCCTAAATGTCTTGATCCTGAATGAACAGTAACCCATATATTATCTGTTTGTTGTGAACGACCAATTTCAATGAAGTGATTTCCCGAACCAACTGTCCCTAAACTTTTAACTACATATTCAAAGTCTACGTTAATTCTTCTACATAAATCTTGAACATTTTTATTTAATCTTATTTTTCCTTTTTTATTTATATTTATACCAAAAGGAATCATTTCACGAATTTTTTGGTCAATATTTTCATGATCTATATTTATTTTTCCAACATTATAAGATAACATGCCACAACTCAAATCTACCCCAACTACATTAGGAATCACCTTATCTCCAATTGGCATTGTAAACCCAATTACTGATCCTTTTCCTGAGTGGCAATCTGGCATTATTACCACTTGATTTGTAAATGCTTCATGATTTACCATTTGATAAATTTGAGAAATACATGATTCCTCAACATTATCTATCATGATTTTTGCATTTGTATTTTTTCCCTTTATTTCAAACATTCATTTTTCCTTTTATGAAATCCAAGTATTCTGATCGTGCTGCATTTAATCCAGCACCTATAAAACTTTTCTGAATTTTTCCTGTTGAATATTTTGTTCCTTTTGGAATAAATAACCTGATAATTTTAAAATTATAAAACGTATGTATATTAAGTTGATTCTTATACTCATCTGCTGTTTCTTTTCTGAAAAAAGAGTGATAACCATATCCACTATAAAATCCATAAGCTCTGATTTTGGATATTTTTTCTATGTCATCTTTAAGAATTTTTTTTTAGAACCATCATAATTTCTAAAAATTAAACTTAACGAACCATTTGAGTATGAGACAACTTTATAAACAGGAATATTTATTTTTGCAGTCTTTACTTCATTTGATTTTATGCACATGTTTTTCCTTTTATCTTTTAAGTTGGAATATCTTCAGTTTTTTTAACCATCTTAATAATTTTAGATGCCATCCAAACTTCAGCTTTTTCATGTTCTGTGAGATTCATTTTCAGACAATAATATTTTAAACAAATAAAACTTCTTAATTCTCTAGGAATTTTGCATGTTTTTTTAATATCATCAAAAAACCCTGTTTTTTTTGAAAATCCAAAATCTTTTTTGAATGATGTTAATATTTCTTCAGATGTATTTTCATAATATCCATCGCGTTTAAAACATCCAGCACAACATCCGGGTTTATTATTACCATCTATGTAGATATCACATACAGAACATATTTTTTTATTTTTTGAGTTGAAGATTCTTGCAATTATTTTAGATTGTTTTTTTATTATTTCCCTACTTAAAAAGTTATATGGAACATATTTCATTAGAAAATCTTTTTTCATTTTAAATCCTCAATTATTTTAATGAGTTTATCCTTATTATTTAATTTAGGATTATCTACTACTAAATCAAATAAATATTTTAGAATTTCTCCTACTTTTTTTCCAGGTGGAATATTTAAAGTTTTCATTATATCATGACCATTAACTTTCAAATTAGAAAATATATGAACAGGATCTTCTCTATTTAATTCTTTTTCAACATTTTCATACATTTTTTTAATTCGATCTTTTCCATAACTTTTAACTTTTAAATTTCCACATCTATCTGCAACTTGTAAATTTATCAAATCATCATATGGAATATTTTTTTCATTTAGATCTCTTAATAATCTTCTAACACCTCTTGGAGTCAATTTATTAAAAATATTTCTCATATGTAATTCTATGAGATTTCTTATATAAGAAATCTCTTCATTTGAAAATTTTAATTTTTCCAAATCATGTTTTAAAATTTCTGACCCAAATTCTTCATGTTGATTAAACCATATTTTATTTGTTTTAGGATTAATTCCACATGCTTTGGGTTTACCAATATCATGTAAATATCCAGTTAATTTTAATAAAGAATTTTCTGTTGAAATATGATCTCCAACCAACATCAGATGTTGAAAAATATGTTCAGAATGATATTTTCCATGTGGATGATTAAAACATCTAACCATCTCTGGAAACATATATTGCAAAGCTTTAATTTCTAATAAGGATTCAAAAAATATTGAAGCTTTTTCAATTAACATTGCTTTCAATATTTCAATTCTTATTCTTTCTGGAGAAACAAATCGTTCCACATAATGTGAAGTTGTTTCCAATGCTTCAAAAGTCTGTTTATCAAATTTACCATTTATTTTTGCTTTAAATCTACAAGCCCTTATAATTCTGTTTGGATCTTCTTTAATCCTATCAAATGGATTTCCAATAAATTTTATAGTTTTGTTTTTTAAATCCTCAATTCCCCCAACATAATCAATTATAGATTTATTTCTTATATCTAATGCTAAACCATTTATTGTTAAATCTCTTCTTATTATATCCTCTTCTAATGTTGATGCTTTCTCTATATTTACATCCTTATCAGAATATCCTGAATATCTATCCTTTCGATAAGTTGCAACTTCAATATCATCAACAAACGTCACCAAAAAACTCTTTCCAACAAATTTTATTTTCTGATTTTTAAAAATATTTTCTATTTCATCAGGAGATGCGTTTGTTACAATATCCTTATCTTTACTTTCAATTCCTAATATCAAATCCCTGACATATCCCCCAACCAAATATGCTTCAAAATTGTTTGAGTGTAATTTTTTTATTATTTCTTCTGCTGTCATATTTGTATTTATTATCCTTTTAAAAATAGTTTTTATATTTTTGATATAATTATTATATTTTAATTTCTTCCAATAACATAACTTTATCAGCTAATATTGTTCCTTTTGGGGCATCATCAATGTGCATGCGAATACTATAAGTTTTATGATAAAGATATGTTTCTTTTGATTTAAAATATTTACATTTGATAATTTTAAAATGTCTTGGGAATCCAAGTTTTTTTACCCACTCTTTTGAGTCTTCAATATTGCCAAAAATAGCAAGTGGCCCACACAGAAATTTTTTACTCACCCATACATTAAATTTATACCAAATATCTTTGTTAAAAGTTGCAGAAACAAGAACCAAAAAATTTGAGTCAAATAAACAAACTTTATATCCAATTAGTTCTTCTTCATTTTCCATGTGTTTAACCTTTCTTCATAATATTTTTGAGTTTCTTTTTAAAAATTAAAAAATAAAAAACGGGAAATATACATTATTTCCCGGTTTCTTGATTGTTACATACCTTTTATATCATCTCCGGATTCTGCATATCCGGAGAGATAGTATTTCTTATTGTGTTTTAGAACTTTAGCTCCTGTCCTTAACAAACACTCGCTTGATATTTCAAAAATGTTGAATTTAAGATCCGAATGTTTTTTTATTATCGCGTACGCTTTCTGGTATGGTATTTCCTTGCAAATCATTATTTATATTTTCCTCTCATAATAATCTAAAGACCTTAATGCACCATTCCCAAATCCAAGCTTCGCAAATGCATTGGAAACATTCTCTCCAAACCCAATAGTCTCTTTTCCATCCAACCAATGAAATTTGTATTTTTTCATCTCAAATCCTTTTTAACCATTTTTTGATAATAATTTCGTTTCCGATTTTCTCAACAATGACTGGACTGAATATTCCTCTTTCTAAATAAACTATATCTCCCGGTTTGATTGTTTCTATAACGTTTGTTAGTCTGGAAACATTAACATGATGTGTATATGCACATGAACACATCATAACCAAAAGAAACATCCCAATAATAATATACATTTTTTTCATGATAAATCCTCCTTTTATTTTATTCACTTATTAATATATATAATTTATCTGGTTTAAAATTATTTTTTAACATCCAATTTTACGATTTTTTAAGAACAAAATATAAACTAGATTGTTGAGGTTATTGCAACTTGAAGAATATTCTTGAAAAATATTTGAAAAAAATACAAAAAACTAAAGAATCTATTTTTCCAATGGATTCACCTGCAACAGGAAAAAAGTTTTTTAGAATGCCATATCCAAATGAGCAAGATACTGAATTAGAGGATAATAAAAAATCAATTTGTATAGATTTTGATAAAACAATTCATAAATACTCAAAAGGATGGGATGATGGAAGTATTTATGATGAACCAATACCTGGGATTAAGAATTTTATTGATTCTTTAAAAAATAAATACAAAATTGTTATATTTTCAACTCGTGTAGCACCATCTAATAATTCAGATTTTAAAGAACAAAAAAATGCTATGATTAAATGGTTAAATAAATACAAAATACATTTCGATGAAATAACATCAGAAAAAATTCCTGCTATTGCATATGTAGATGATAGAGGAATTAATTTTTCTGGCAGCAATTTTGATTATGTATTAAAAATGATAAACAAATTAGAAAGAGAAGAAATGTAATTGAAGGTAATTCCTATAAAAATAGAGAATCCTGATAAAAAGTTATGTGTTTATGGTTGTGGATTAATTGCTAAATATAAATTAAAAAATGGGAATATTTGCTGTAATGACAATTTATATAGATGTCCAATTTTAAGAGAAAAAAATTCTAAATCAAAAATTGGAAGAAAAAGATCAAAAGAGCAAAGAGAAAAAATTTCAAAATCACATATTGGTCAGAAATCTACTAAAAAAGGAAAAACATATAAAGAATTTTATGGTGAAGAAAAAGAAAAAGAAATAAAATTGAAGTTAAGAAAAAATAATAAAGTAAGATTTACATTAAATAGAATTAAAGAACATTATAAAATTTTATTAGAATTTGAAGAACTAAGAGAAGATCCATCTGATAATCTTAAAGTTCAGGGAAGATGTAAAAATGAGAACTGTAAAAATAATAAAGAAAATAATGGATGGTTTACATTAACATCATCACAAATTAGTGAAAGAATAAGAAATTTAAAGACAAACTCAAAATCAAATTTATACTTTTTTTGTTGTGATGAATGTAAAAAAACATCCAAGTATTATTATGAAAATAGAACTAGATATAGCGATGAAGATATAAAAAAATTCAATTTTTATAAAGAATCTGTTTATAAAGAAACAAGAATTACTATATCAAAATATAAAAATTTGATTGAAAATATTGAATTACGAGGAAGAAATTACCATTTAGATCATATTTTTTCAATTATAGATGGATTTAATAATAATGTAGACCCAAAAATAATTGCACATGTTATAAATTTAAGAATAGTAAATTATCATAAAAATTGTTCAAAACATAAAAGATCAGATATAACTTTAAATGAATTACTTAAAAAAATAGAAAAATTTGAAGATGACAACAAAATAGGAGGTTTTAAATAGACTTATGAAATATTCTTTTGCAGAATTAGGTAATCAATTGCTTTCTAGAAAATTTGGAGGAACAACTACAGGTGTTGCAAATCCACTTTTATCAGGATACTTTTTTATTTGGATTGAAAATATTCCAACTGCACTTTTACAATATACAGCTGAAGGTGGTAGTGGAATAAGTAGCACATCTGAAATACAAAATATTCTTGCTGCATCATGTATTGGAGTTACTCCTCCTGGCGGAACTCTAAACGCAGTTGATTTCACTGGATTGGGTGGTGTAAAATGGACTGTGCCATCAAATATTGATTATGGAAATACTGTTTCTACTAAACATATTGAATTTGAAAACACACCTATTCTTGATATTTATCATGGTTGGATTAAAATGATTAGAGATTACAGAATGGGAATTACTGATGTTTTAGAATCATATGATGATGGATCTGGAAACTCAAAGGCTACATATGCATGTACTATTTATTATTGGACTACAACTCCTGATGGCAAGTATGTTCAGTATTATGCATGCTATGATGGGTGTTTTCCAAAGAAAGATCCACAGGATTTATATTCTGGTGATGTTGAAACAGTTGGAAGAATTGATGTTGAGCAGGAATGGAATTTAGATTATGCATATCATGAACCATGGGTAAAAGATAAATGTCAGTCTTATGCTGATGGATTTGCTGGAATGAAAGATGTAATAAAAGGTTACGGACCACAATAGACTTTAAAAATTTAAAAATGTAACATTAAAAATGTGAATAACTATTCACTAGACAATGAAATAGAAAGGAGTTTACAAAATGTTTAAAGGTTTTAATTTACAATATCCTGAGTATGAGGTTGTGACACCTCATACTCATAAATCATTTACGGTTAGATCACTTAGTGTTTCTGAGGAAGAAAAATTAAAGGGGTCTTTAATGACTCCAAGTAAAATAACTGAGCATTTGAACAAATGTTTATTTAACTCAATGGTTAAGAAACCAGAAGATGTTAATGATTACTCATCTTTTTTAAAATTAACAACAATTAAAGATAGAGATGCTATTTTATATGGATTATATCATATAACATATGAAGAAATAAGAAATTATGATATAAGATGTTCTAACTGTAAAAAAGAGTATCCTGTAACGATTGAAGTTTCTAGTATGTTTAATTTTGATCCTTATCCAAATGAAGATATATTATCTAAAAGGTTAAAGATTGACCTGCCCGTATCTAAAGGTGTTTTTGCAATTATAAAACAACCCACATTATATGATGAAGAAACTGCTTATAAAACTTTATCATCAACTCCAGGATTGACTACTGAAATGATTGCTGAAACTCTCATAATTGATAGATTTGAGCAGGACATTGAGGCCTCAAAAGAACCTATTATATATAATGGAAGATCTGATATTATTGATGCATATAGAAGTTTACCAGCTAAGGATAAACGAGTCATATATGAAAAATATAATGAAGAATTTGGAAAATATGGAATTTTATTGAAAATGAAATCGTTTTGTCCACACTGTGGTAATGAGGAGGTCGTCAATGTTGATATGGTAGAAAACTTTTTTCGTATGGTGTACTCGTCATGATGATATTTTAAAATATAGAAATGTTTTAAAAGAAAATATATTTACTTGTATTGAATTGTGTAAACAGTCTTATTTAGATATTATGATAATGCCAGTCAAAATGTTTTATGACTTAATTAAATGGAAATCTGATTTAGAGGAAGAAAAATCAAAAATAATGCATGAGAAGGCAAAAGAATTAGAAAATAAGGCTAAGCAAAAAAGGAGATAGTAATTTATAAGTCATGGCAAATTTGCTAGATAAATTTCAAAAGAGTGTAGTTGGTTCAGGAGGAAAAGTTTCTGACTATGGGAATAGTGTATCACCAAGAGGAGATTTTAAAAGAGTTACTGGAATAAATGTTATTTTAATGTCATGGACTAATATATTATTAACCCCAAAAAATACATATGATCATGATCCTCAATTTGGAAGTGACTTATATAAGTATATATTTGAGCCTGCTGATAAGGAAACAATATCAGTAATAAAAGATATTATAAAAGCTGATTTAATGACATATGATGATAGAGCAAGGATATCAAATATTGATGTTAAATTTTTAAGAGATAGAAAAGGATTTAATGTAAATATAACTGTTAATTATCAAGGTGAAACAGGTGAATTATCAGCAACAATTGATGAATCTACATATTTAAATATGCAAAGATAGGGGATTATTTAAAAAATGAGTAATTCGATATATTATTGTGTTTTAAAAAATTATAAAGGATTATTTCGTAAAAAACATTTAGGGAATACCCATTTGTTTTTAGTTCCCATAGATATAGATAATTATTTATATTTAGGACTCATTGGAGAGTTAGAAGAAGAACCAGGAACATATGCAACACAATTAATTGTTAAATTACCATCTGAAATTATAGAAGATGTTATTACGGAAGAAATAAATTATTTCAAAGGTAGATATCAAGTTATAGAAGAATTAAATTCAACACCTAAAAAAATAGAATCCGGACATTATGATATTAAAATTATTAAACCAGGAAAATTTATTAAATCTAAAAATTTAGATATTGAGTTTAATGTTGATTATAGTACTAATTCAAGAAGGATTTATTTAATAAAAGGAGAATTTGAATTTGAATCATCTGATATAACATCAAATTCAAATGTTGGAATGATGGCTAATAAACAAATGGCATATATGGGAAACAAAACAAGATTTGAGCAATTTATCTTTGGAGGTTTAAAATATTAATTATGGATAGGAAATTACTTAAAGAAGTTTGTAAAGAATATATTCTAAGATCTGTTGTTAATAGTAAAAAACTTAGAGAAAAAATTTCTTTTTCTGAGCAAGTTTCATTAATTGAGTTTGTTAAATCATTACCATATAAAGATTTAGTTTCACTGATTGAATATGATGGAATGAAAATTACAAATGAACAAATTAGAGATTTTGAATCTAAAACTAAAAAAGCTTTAAAATATGGAACTGCTGCTGCAATTGGCGGAAGTATTGGAGGAGCAAAAGGTGGGTATAAAGCACTAAAGAAACCTGCTACTAAACTTGGACAAATTGGTAAAATTGCAAAAGTACCATTCCAAGCTTTAAGAAAAGGTTTAAAAGGTGCTACTATTGCAGTTGCACTAATGTATTTATATAGAAAGATTTCTGATCCTTGTGTAAGAAAGGCCATAAGGAATCCTGATGGTGTTGGAAGGAGATTAACTAAACATCAATGTCAGGCCGAAGCTGCAAAAAGAGTTATTGATTCTATAAAATCAGAAATTCCAAAGTGTAACGATACTAAAAATCCAGAAAAATGTATTAGAAAATTAGAAGATATAATGAGTGTATGGAAAAAGAGGTACCAAAAAGAAATTACTATTATTGCAAAAATTAAAAGTGGTGATTAATTAAAAATGTCAAAAAAAAGTTTAGAAGTTTATTTAAATTATTTAAATGAACAAGATGATAGAATAAAATATAGAAAAGATCCTAAAAAACTAATTGCAAAAGTTTTTGATATTGGAATTGCATCAGCATGTATGGTTTTTCCAGGAGGAGTTATTGCATTTGCTATTTACAAATTAATTAGAGATATGAATATAAAGTGCACAATTAATTGTAAAGATGACAAGTTTAAAAGATTGTGTTATCATACATGCAATTTAAAGTCTTTGGAGCAAGCTGAAAGATTAATAAAACCAGAACTAAATAAGTGCTTGAAAACTGATAAACCTAATAAGTGTAGAAAAGTTTTATGGAAAGAGTTAATTAAAATAAGAGAAAAAAAGGTAGATGTTCAAGATAAAATAAATAGAGAAATTAGGAGACTAAAAAATAAAAAATAATGCAAAATTATGAAAGATTATATGATTATATAAATGAGTTTTGGAGACTTGTATATAATACATATTCTGTTCATGGTGTAGCATATTTAGTAACATATTATAATATAAATAAATCTGCAACTATTTGGGATAATGAGTATATGATGGGTGGTTCATATGAAAAAATTGGTTCATTATCTGGAATTAAATGGGATAAATATTTATTATTGCCTACCTACTTTATAGGGGAAACAGACACAATTTTTGATGCTGCTGACATTGGATATATAAATGAAGGTAATTCAGAAATTGTTATACCTGATACATATGGAATAACACCATATGCTAATGATATGGTTGTTATTGGAAGAACACAATATTATTCACTAGATGATCCTAGTTATGCTATATATTGTGTAACAGGATTACAAAAACAAGGTCCTGCTTTAACATATTGGAAATTAAAGTTATCGGTTGAACAATCGAGAACTGAAGTTGAATTAAATAATCAAGTTGAAAATACATACTCATTTTTTGAATATACTAAAAGGATATATTCTGTACCTTATACCCAATCATTAACAAGAATGTTATCAAAGAATAGTACATTGAGGTCAAATTTAAAAAATCTTTATGATGAAAATTCTGGTTTATATTTCATCTAAAGATTGTAAGGAGATTTTTATATAGATGACTGAAGCATCTGATAATTCTACAATGAGTAGTCAAGTATATTTATCAAGAGATCAAATTAGAACACAAATTACTGACTTTGTTAAATATTATTTGGAACTAGAAAATGTGGATCTTACGAAATCTTCCTTTTTATCTTTCATAATAAATATTTTATCAACACTAACATCTAATTTATTATTTTACGAGGTTAGTGTATATAAGGAATTCTTTTTAACTACTGCTCAATTACCAGAATCAATTTTGAATTTATCTGCATTTTTGGGTTATAATACTAAAGAAGCATCATATGCTGTTGCAAATGTTTTAATGACAATTGAATTTGGATTTGATGATGCTGATACAACATTTACTCTTCCTGAAGGTTTTAAATTTAAAGCTGGAGATGTTGAGTTTAAAACATATTATTTAACAACAATAAATGTTTTAAATAACACAACTGTTACAATAACTGTTACTGAAGATAATAAAACATATTTATTACCTGTTGATGTTGATGTTGCAAATAATAATTTTAATTTTATATTACCCGTAAGGCAATATAAAATAAATGAGCAGGAATTTCAGATTGACTCTGATTTAGAAACATATCAATTTACAACAATTGATGTCCCCCTGACTGGGAAAGTTTCTGAAATGACAGTTGAAGTTAGAGATCCAAATTCATCTGCATGGACTACATATGAAGAATTTACAAGTTTATATTTAATGTCATCTACTGATTATGGATATGTTTCAAGAAGAACATCTGCTGGAAGAAAACTATATTTTGGAAATGGTTTGATTGGAATTCAACCAGAACCAGGATCAACTGTAAAAACAACAATATATGAAACTGAAGGAAGTGAAGGAAATGTAATTGCATCATCTATCAATCAAGGTGATAGAATTTATGTAACTACAATGGCTGGATTAACTAAAATTGTAAATTACACATGTACTAATACTTCTCCAGCATCTGGTGGAGATGATGAGGAATCTACTCAGGATATTAGATCAAATGCAATTGCTAATTTAGTTGCTTTAGGAAGACTTGTTTCTGAAGTTGATTATAAAAATGCAAATGCTGTTATTCCTTATTCACCTTTAAAAACAGCTCCACTTCCAGTATTGAAAAGATCTGATGTCAAGTGTAATGAAATTCAATTGTTTTCAGTTTTAGAATTTGAGTCAGAACTAGTTCCAACTAGAAACTTAAAATATTCAATTTCTGATATTACACCGTATTTAGTTGATCCAAGAATTCCAAGAGGAACAGTAATAACAGAAGATTCTGTTGATTATATAACAATGTTTGATATGATTCTAGATTTTACTAATGGATCTGCAGCATATTATTATATAATGTATGAAATAACAATCACTCCAATACTACAAACAACATATAATAGTTCATATACTGCAATATCAATTCAGGATTTAAATGTATATTTAGATTCAACATCTGGAGAAGCAATATTTCATTTAAATTATCAAGGAACAGATTCTACTGCATCTTGCTCAATGAACTTAATACAAACTGACCAAGTATATACAATGAGTAATAATATAGCTGATAAGAGATTTGAGTACTCATTTAATCCATATACACAATTTCCAGCAGGAGATGTTAAAGTAGAATTTACAATTAGTTCAGGATCATCTCAGATTTCGACTTGGGCTGCAACAGTAACTTTTAGAAAATCATTAAATGATTTCATGTTATCAAATGTTTATTCTGACTCAACTAGTTGTATAATATATGATATTCCTGTTATCAAAGAAGATTATTATAACTCAGTTGATAAGGCAGATTTTGAACTACAAGTTTTACAATATATGATGTCATCTATGTCTTTTGCAGATTATAGAATGCTTACAGATTTTGTTAATTTAAAATTTACTAATACAACTGGTACAATGATAAATATGAAATACAATGAAGTTACTAAATCTAGCGTTATTGACATAGGATTAACATCTGTTCCAATTGCGTCATTGGGAGATAGATATATTGTAACTGGAAATGAAGGTGGTGCGTGGACTGGGTATAAAAATAAAATTGCACAATGTATTGATTCTACTGCACAAAGTTGGTATTTCTTTACACCTGTTATGGATGATTTTGTTTATGTAACAAACAAAGGTGAAAAATATATTTATACAGGAATTGAATGGATGGTTCCTGAGTATACTATTCCTTTAGAAATAGAAATTGAAGTTTTTAAATCAGGTACTTTTTATGGATCAGATTTAGAACTAGCAACAACAGTTCGAGATGCTATTATTGATGCTTTTTCTGATAGGTTTGGATCTAATATTTCTATTTATAGATCTGAAATAATAAGAACTGTTCAGGATGTTACTGGTGTTGGACACTGCAATTTAATTAAACCAGAATCAAATATATTCTTTTCATTTGATATTGATAATTTTACTGAACAAGAATTATTAGATTATTCACCCGAGTATGTTTATTTTGAAGATTCAAATATAACAGTGCGAGTTATTTAAAATATGGATCAATTATTATCTAAAGCAAAAGTAGATAAAAATAAATTAAGATATTATATAAATAGAATTACCGCTGAAGAATTGACTAGATTATCTGAACCATGTTATTATCCACCTTGGAAAGGATATTACTTTGAATTATTACATTTGATAGGACTAACAGAAAAAGATTTTAAAGAATTTATAAATAGATATTATATAAAAACTAAAGCAAAAGATTTAATATTAAGAGATGTTGGTACTAATATTTTGATTTTTATTATACATTATTTCTTAAAAGAAAAAGATATTCAGTCATTTTTATCTGCGATGACATATTTAGGAATTAAATTTTATTCTAGTAGATTAAGAGTTCATCTAAAAACATATTGTAATCCAGATTTATTTAGATTTACATTAGATAATTTATCAAAAACTCACTTATTTGTTAGAGAAAAAACAATTGCAAATGCTATTTTTTATACAGCAAAAGAAATGCAAAGAAGATTTGATAAAGATATTTTAAAATTTGATGATCCTGATAGAATTTCAAGATTTGTCTATGAGTATAGGCACAGAATTGCACAATCAGTTAGAAGTTTTGCCGAAGCATATTATGAATTTTCTAAAGAAGGAGGTAAAGGATATAAAAAACCAGATGAAATTGGAGAAGAAAATGAATACCAAATAGACACAATGAAAAAAGGGCAAAGATTAATAGATGATATTACAAATAAAATTACAGTTTATAAAGATATAAATAAGAAAGCAGTTAAAGATGCACAAATTTTAACGAGAATAAATTCAAATTTAGTAATAATGATTATTAATGAACTTCATAATACAAAATATTCAGACAATATTAGATTAATTTTAGAATTATTTGTAAAAGAATTAAAAAATATTAATACTCTGTGTGGAAATGATTATTATAAATATGTTAAAAATCTAATGAGTATAAAACGCACTACAAAACCAATATATTATAAACAACAAATTCAAATTTTAACAAATTTAATAATAATCGCAATAAATTACCAAAAAGAGTATGAAAAACTAACAAATCAAACCAAATTTTCCATCAATTCATTCATTTCTTTTTACATCACAATGTATCTAAGAAATTCAGTTTGTTTTTAGAAACCAACTCCTCCAAGTAATCCTTTTTTTGCCAAATTTGCAGTTCTTTTTGCTAATAATTTCTGCCTCAATGCTTCAGCAATTCCCTTATTTCTATTACTTTCAGCTTTTTCTGTTTCATTTTTCTGAACCGGTTCTGGCATTTGTGTTATAGTTGCTGGTGGAGTTGGTTCTGAAGAACTTGCTCTAACTGGTGGAGGCTCAACTAAATCTTCAGGAACTGCAGGTTGTAAATTATCAGATGTTGTTTTTTTAGAAGAATCAATTCTATCTGGTGCTAAATCTTCGGGATATGGACCACCTTGTGGTTGAGAAACATCTGCAAACTGATTTTCAAGATTACTTGCTCCTCCGCCACCCCTTGGTGTTTCATATATATCTTCTATTTCTGTTGAATCTCTTAAATTTTCTAAATAATTATATAAAGTAGTTTTAGTATCACCTTTTCCTCCGTTTATCATATGAGTATGTAAATCAACAAATTCAATTCTTAATTCCACCATACCAATTCTTTGATTAAATCCAACTTGACTTTCTACACCTTTTTGAACTGAGATACTAGAAATAGCTCCAGAATTTATTTTAAATAACCCAGGACAATCAACTTTACAGAAAAAAGGATAATTATATGTTTCTCCTCCATCATCAGATATTGGTAATGTAAGTACTAATAATGCTGCAAGAGGAGCAATTAAAAACTTTTCAGTTACATCATCGCTTTTTGGAACTGGGTTATATAATTTAACTGTAAAATTATATGATGGAGAATATCCGCTATTTTTCCATACATTGGGAAAATCAACTCTGGCACCACCCGCTAATTTATTCGCTAATTTTCCTAATCTAGCTGCCTCAGGAGATCCAGCTGTTAGTGCCTTAAATGCATCTCCTGCACTTTTCATTCCAGCTTGTAATCCTTGTCCTAATTGTCCTAAAAGACCACCACCAGCTTTCATTGCCCCACCAATTTTATTTAGAGCCTGAGTTGCTGTTTTGCTTCCAGTCATTTGTGTTAGTTCAGCCGCTCCTGCTGATGCAACATCTGCCATTTTATTTAAAAATGATTCTCCATACTCATTACTAAAAGATTCAGATGGGAAATTGTCTGCTTGAAAACAAACTTTAATATGATTTTGAGTAGATGTTTTAAATCCTAATTTTTTTAATAGATCTTCATATTCTTTAAATGCAGGAACCAATGAAAATAATGTAAATCCTTCAGATATATTTGGTTTGCATGGACTTATTTTTGCCACAATCATT